TCATTCACTATCGCTGGTGGCCGCGAGGGTTTTGTGGGTGGGTGCGGTATCGCGCGATTTGCCGCGCACCTGTGGTACACGCGCGTCCGTATGCTGTTGTGATCGTAGAACGTAGGCCAGAACATCTTGTTGTTCGCGTTCATCGAGTTGGCTAAGGTGTTTCAGTAGATCCAGCATTATTTTCACGCTTAGTTTTTCACGCTCATCGGCAACGATGGGCGTTTTTTTGTCGCTGAGCAGCCCCGCCCGGCGGAAGACTTCCTCCTCTGGCAGTTTCAATGCGCGTGAGATAGACCTGCATACACTTGCGGTTATCCCCCGTTGTTCTGTCATAATCAATGACAACCCCCCAGAAGATATATTAGCTCTTCGCGCAAGGTCGTTTTGAGTCCATCCTCGAAGAGTAAGTTCTTCTTTTATCCAATCTGTAAAGTCTGACATAATCATAGTTTACACTTTTAATCACTTACAGTGGTAAGCGATGGATGAATGTCATATAAAATATGGGTCATTTATCATGTGCTTACAACTGCAAGTGGATATATACTACTTACAGTTGTAAGCATTACGGGAGGTACACATGAAGGATGTATGGCGAATCCCTGCAAAAATAACCCTTTCACGATCTGTTGGATTTGATGTGGAAATTTCAGTGGCTTTGGGAAATGAGACGCGGCGCCAGGGGATTGAGGATGCGCGGATTATGGCGGTGCGCTTGCTGCGCGAGGCTTTGGAGCAGCGCGGGGCGTTACCGTTGGGGGCGTTTCCCGGGGCGGCGACCACCGCAGGCGGTGTGCAGTGAGCGGGCTGCTGCTGGCTTTTGGCGCGGGGGTGGTGGTGGGTGCGGTAGCGGTGTTGTTGTATGCGGCGTTGTGGGTGAGCGCTGGCAGACGGGAGCGGCGGGATGCAGACCGCTTTTGAGGCAGCTTTGGTACGGGTGCTCCGCAAGGGTCGCCGGGTGGAGTTCGAGTCTCCAAGCGGGGCGTGGCTCGCGTTGCGCGGGTCGGGTTTCCTCCTTGTGGCTGGGGAGAGCGTCCATTGGGGTGACGCTCTCCCCCTGGTGGGGGTGTGACGATGCAGCAACCAGATGTGGATGTGATAGACGTTGAGTTTGTCGAGGTCGCAGCTACCGACTTGTTCGGCTCGGCGGGGGTGGTGGATGTGCCCGCCCGCGGCGATGAGGTGACGACGCTGGCCGAACGCCCCACCCGCCCCAGCGGGACGCCGCAGGTCTGGCAGGGCATCAACCCCACCACGCCGGTGACGAGTGCGGATATTCCACAGATTTTAGAGGCGTTTGAAGCCTGGATTATGCAGAATGTAGCCCCGCGCAAGCGGCGCCCCTCGCCGCGCACAGTGGAATCTTACCTGAGCGATGCCGAGCAGTTTTTGCGCTGGCTGGTAGAGCAGGAGTTGCCGCCCCTCCCGGAGTGGTTTGCTGGCCCAGAGGCGTTGTGGGCGCTGTGGGAGCGCTTGGAGCAGGAGACGGCGGAGGGGATTCCGCTGTTGCTGGTGTTGCCCGAAGTGACGCAGGCGTTCATGGAGCATCTGGTAGCGCCGGGGCACGCGCAGTATACCGGTTCGCGCAATCCGCGCGCCACGGATGGCAGTTATAGCCCGGCCACGTTGGGCAAGAAGCGCTCGAGCCTGAACACATTTTTCACCTTCACCAGGAAGCGGCGGCTCACTTATGGGAATCCGCTGGAGGATATGGACACGGTGGTGCGGATGCCGCAAGATCAGCGGTCGGCAGTGGAGAAGATCAAGGCGCTCACTGAGCGGCAGGCCCAGCGTTTGCTGGCGACGGTGGTGGGGGTGTATTTGAACGCCGACAATCCCGATAAGAAGGCGGCAGCGGTGCGCGATCGGGTGATGATTGATTTGATGATGTTGCATGGGTTGCGGAATATTGAGGTGCAGCGGTTGAATCTGGAAGATTACGAACCCAATGCGCGGGGCGAGCAGGGCACGCTACAGCTGCTGGGCAAGGGCGATAAGCCGCGCACGATTATTCTGCGCCCGGAGATGCAGACGGAACTGGATATGTGGTTGCGGATGCGGGCGCTGTACAAGTTCAATGAGACCGCGTTGTTTGTGTCGTTGCATCGCGGGGATGACTGGGGCACGCGGTTAAGTCAGCGCTCGATTCGCCAGCGGGTGGATGTGTATCTGGAGGCGGCGGGGCTGAAGCGCGAGGGGGTGAGCTGCCACGCGCTCCGGCACACTTACGCCACGTTGTATGTGGAGAAAAAGGGCAAGGATGTGAACCGGGAGGTGCTGGCGTATAGCATGGGGCACGCGGATTCTAAGATCACCGGCGCGTATATTGATTGGGTGGATATGGCGGCTGAGAATCCCAGCGCGCCGCTCATGGAGATTTTGGCGGCGGCTACGGCCAGCGCAGAGGCGCAACCGGCGGCGCCGCGGCAGCGCCGCGGTAAGCGGTAATTATGTTCCGCTAATGGGAATTAGCGGAAGGTTTTAAGGTGCGGAGGGGAAGGGGATGAAGCAGACCGAGTTTGTAGCTCTGGTGCGTGAGATGCGCGAGGCGCAGCAAGAGTTTTTTACGGTTCGCACGCGCACGGCGTTGGCGCGGGCCAGGGAGTTGGAGCGGCGAGTGGATGCGTATGTGTTGCAGTTTGTGAATGAGACTCCCGCGCAACGGCAGTTGTTCGAGCGTTCAGGTTAAATTCATTGTAAGGTGAGGATGAGCAAACATGGAATCTGTGACAAATTGGGACAAGATCGGGCTGATTTATGGGCTGCTTTTTGGCTTTGGTTTTATTTACAACCTGGTGGTGGCGTGGTTGGAGCAGCATGGCTATGACGAGGGGTATACGGCGTTGCTCGTGGTGGTGGGGACTGCGGTAACGCTGGGCGCGATGGCGGTGGTGGCGTGGCCGTGTGCGCTGGGGATGCTAGGGGCGTTTGCGGCCTCTGGCTTTTGGATGGTACTCGGCTCGTGGTGGCGGCATGTGCAGCGGCGCCGCCGGGCGCAGCAGTTGGCGCGGGAGGGGCGATGACCGGACGCCGGCCGTGGCCGAATGCAGCGAAGGAGGTGCGCGATCAGGCCGCCGAGGCTGCGATGCGCGGCATCCGGCTGCTGACGCCGCTGGTGGAGGGGATGGCGTTGGATCGGACGGAGACGTTGCGACGCCAGGCGCAGGCGTTGCATGAGTTGCAGCGGATCGCCTGGCTGCTGAGCAATGTGGGCGCTCCGATTAGACCGGAAGATTTAGGATAGGAGGATCACGATGGCAGGGTTAGATAAGATTTTACGGCAGGGGCGGGAGTTATTGGCGCAAGAGCAGGCGTATTTGATGGCGCAAGAGGCGGAGGCGGCTGCTAAGGTGGCTGCGATGAAGGCGGTTATTCTGGACTTTGTGCGGTGCGAGATGGAGTTATCTAGCGCGGAGTTAGCAGCATTGAATCCAGAAGTTTTCTATTGCCTGGATGAGTGGTGGTGGGCGCGCGTGGAATTTCGGGCGTTCGATCAGAAATTCGTGTTCAAGGTGCAACTACACCGTGATGCTGATGGTGGGGATATTGTGGTGGAGTTGGACAAGCATACTTATCCTGTACCGACGCGGCATAATGTGGCGCTGTGGTTGGCGCAGGCTGCGGAGAGTGTTGCGGTGCGGTGCGTGGCGATGGGTGAAGAGGAGCGGATTGTAGATGAGCATGAGCCAGCGCCGCCGTTATGGGGTGGGCGACAAATTCGGCGTATTGATATAGCCCTGGATTTGTTTGATGACGGGGCGACGGAGGCGGAAGTGCAGGTGCGCTTGTTGGCGGTGATTGCTGAATCGCTGGTACGGTTGGCAGAAAAAGAATGAGGCCCACCGGTGGGGCGGTGGGCCTTGGGGGGTGGATACAGGTGGTCGCTGATCCACTTTTATTATCGCACAGGGCCGGGGGAAAGGCAAGCAGGTGGGGGTGATAGATGACATTTTTAATTGGGCTGATTGTGGTATTGGCTTTGCTGGTGGGTGGCGGGTTCGCGGTGGCGAGCATCCAGGCGAATCACGCCCGGGTGTTGGAGGCGCAGGTGGCGCTCACGGCGCAGCACACGGCGGCGGCTTCTAGCGCGGGGTTGGTGTTGACCCTGGGTCTGGTGATTGTCGGGTTGCTGGCGGTGATGGGGGGGTATGTCTGGCTACGTCTACGGGTGCAGCGGGCGCAGCGGGCGCAGTGGGCGTCTGGGCCGAATGCGGGCTGGAAGCGACTTGGAGACAACCCGGCGCGCGCAGAACTCGCCGCAGGGGGCACGGAAGCGCTGGTGCAGCAGTTGGTGCAGCTCCAGGTGCTCAGTATGTTGCGGGATATGCAAGCACCCCATCCCCAACGGTCGCTCCCGGTGTCGCCGCGTGAAGATGCGGTGTGGTATCCGGAGGTATGAGGTGATGCAGACAAAGCGCGGCTGGGTGGGGCTGGTGTGGAGCGTGTTGATCGGGTTGCTGATGGCGTGTAATGATACCGCGTTGACGTTGACGCCGGCTATGATCTCGCCGCCTGTCGTAACCTCGGCGGCACTGCAACCTACTATTGAGCAAGCCCAGGTGGATTTGTATGTGGATACGGTGCGCGCGGAGCAGGAGCGGCGCGCAGCGGAGGCCACGCTCGCCGCGTTGTATGGGCTGCAAACGGCTACGGCGATTGCCGTGCAGGCTACGGCTACGGCTGAGGCGTGGGCCTGGCAGACGACGGTGGAGGCGCAGCAGGCCCAGGCTACGGCTACGGCATGGCAGACGACGGTGGAGGCGCAGCAGGCCCAGGCTACCGCTACGGCGTGGTATCAGCAGCAACAGGCTTATGCTACGGCGCAGGCGGCGCAGGCTACCGCGACGGTCTCGGCGATTGTGTTCGCAGAGCAGGCCACGGCCACGGCTGAAGCGCGGGCGGTGGCGGCTACGGCGACGGTGCAGGCGTTGCAGGCGGTGGGCACGCTCCAGGCGGTGCGCGTGGAGCAGGAGCAGTTATCGCTGGTGCGCGCGGAGCAGGTGAATTCTGTGAAGGCGTGGGCGCCGCTGGTATTCACCGGGTTGATGGCGGTGGTGTTGCTGGTAGGGGTATGGCGGCTATTGGGGGTCGCAGAAAAGCGGGCGCGGGTGGTGAAGTTCGGCCCGCAGGAGCGGGAGATCATTATGTTGAATGGGGGTGTGGCGTTGCCGGGACGCTCGTGGGGGCCGGTGTTGGAGTATACGCAGGCGGCGCTGCCCTCGCCGGAAGAGCAATCGGCGGTGACGGAGCGCGATCAGAGCATTATGCTGGTGCGCGCGGGCCGTCCATCGGGTAAGACGGTGAGCGAGTCCCAGCCGGAGCGCCGCGCGCCGGGGCTGGGCCAGGTACGGGAATTTCGGAGCATCCGCCACGCGAAAGCGGCGGGGGTGTTGCCTGCGCCTATCGCGGACGCGATTGAGGCGGAGTGGCGGGTGATCGGGGGGCACGCGGGTTAAGCGCGTGTTAGGCGGAATCATTATGGATGAGCACTCAGTATTTCCACAAATCTGCCCGGTAACTGGTTGGCGGGTTTTAGGTTGTGCGTCTACGGGCTGTAAGTATCTGCAACGCACGCCAGTACATCACTATCTGTATTGTGCTCATCCGCATCGAGATTGTTTTCAAATGCGGCTTCGCCTAGTTGCAGCGGACGCGGCTACAGCAGGCACACTCAGCGAACCGGTTACCGACGCCGCGCCGCTGAAGTCTAACGGTTAGGCGGAATTGGAGGAACTATGAACAACGAGGAAATGATTGAGAAAGCAGCCGAGGCAATGGTGCCGATTTTGGAGCAGGAATCAAATATGATTTGGGGTGAGCGCAGTTGTGCTAACATTCTGCGCTGGACACTCGCAAAAGCCGGTCTTCGCCTAGATGTAGTCGTTGTGGAAGACGCTCTGCATCAATGTGGCACTGATGCTAAAGACATAGAGGGCGCGGCATTAGTGTCGCATTGATGCGCCATGAGACGGGGGGTGAATGATGCGTGAGATCGAGACGTATTGGGAAGCGGTGTTGCGGGCGCTGCGCACGCAGGGGTGGCTGTTGGAGCGGCCGCAGCAGGGCGGGTATGTGGTGCCAGAAGCGACGGGGTTTGTCTTCCCGGAGTATTGTGTGTTTGCGCTGGATATGCAACGCTTGGGAAATGTCACGCGGGAGCGGTGGCTTTCGTGGGAGTTGCGGGAGAGCATCAGTATCATGGCCGGGGGGCATCCGGTGTGGGTGGTGGATGCGGGTGGCCTGGCGGTGGCGGTGAGCCGTCAGCCGGGGATGCAGCGGCAGGCGTTGGGAAATGCAGCGTGCACGGTGCCGACGCATCTGCCATTGACGACCGAGCTGCTCCCGGCTGCGCCTTACGCAGTATGTCTGGGGTATGGGGCGCAGGGGGCCGTGACGCTGGACATCGGCGACGAACACCGGGCGATTCTGGTGGGCGGGACAAGCGGCTTCGGGAAGACGACGTTCATCCAGAGTGTGCTGGTGCAGCTCGCCGCGAAGCATGGGCCGAACGAGTTTCGGCTGGTGCTGCTCGATCCGAAGTTAGTGGATTTCACGATGTACAGCGAACTTCCGCAACTGCTGTATCCCATCGCCAACGAGATTGAAGAGTGCGAGCGCGCTATCGAGCAGACGATGGGGGAACTATTACGGCGGCGGGCGTTGCTGGCCGGGGCGCGCGTCCCCAACTGGCAGCAGTACAACGCGGGCGCGGATGAGACGCTACCGCTGATCCTGTTGGTGGTAGATGAGGCGGCGGACTTCGCGGGGACGCCGACGATGGACACGCTGGTAGAGCTCGCGCGGAAGGGGCGGGCGTTTGGGATCAGTGTGATGGTGGGAACGCAGCATCCGACGACCAAAGTCATTGACGCGCAAGTGAAGGCGAATTTGCCGACCGCGATTGCATTCCGCACGAAGAGTAATAGTGATAGCCGGGTGATTCTGGATCGCGCTGGGGCGGAGCAACTGCGGGATAAGGGACGTTGCCTGACATTTGTGGGCGGGGACTGGCAGGAAGTGCAGACTTGCTATGTGGATGAGGCCGCGCGGGAGGCGTTGCTGGGCGGGTTGGCGTTGTGCCCGGAGCAGCGGGCCGGATTGGACACGGTGGAGGCGGAACTGGTGCGCTATGCACTTTTGCAGTTGGATGGGGCTTTCATCATCAACCGGCTGGCGGAGCAGTTCCAGGGGGCGATCAGTAAGCGCCAACTGGCGAAGCTGGCGCGGCAATGGGAGCACCGGGGCTGGTTGACGGGGCAGGCGGACGCGGCGAGTGCGCGGTATGTGACTGCGGAGTTGGCGGAGCTGCTCACCACCCCCGTCCAGGCTGCGGGGGTGGTGACACGGTGACACGGGTGACACGCGGTGACACGGCGGAAAAAGCGGTGACACGGTGGTGACACGGGATATTGAATAAATATCCGCTAATGGGGATACGCGGAAGGAGATAGAAATGATCGGAGCAACCTATATGGGATTTACACCGCAATGCGAAGATGAAAAGGCGCGGGCGGCATTTGTGAAGCGGTATGGGCGCGAGCCGGTGGAGCTGTTACGGACTGGCGGCGCGTTGCTGGTAGGGCCGGTGGATGAGACGCTGCCAGCAGAGCCAGTGCAGCAAGAGGCTGCGCAAGCATAAATTATCAAGGGGGTGGAGTATGGGGACGATTGTGGGTTTGGCGACGCAAAAAGGGGGTGTGGGTAAGACCACGTTAGCGATTCATCTGGCCGTGGGTGCGGCGCGGAGTGGGAAGCGGGTGATTGTGATTGATGCAGATCCGCAAGGAAATTCCACGAGTTGGTTGCTTGATGGCGAGATGGATGAAGGGGTCTTTCGGCTGTTGGTGCTGAATGAGAAGGCCGTGCGCGCGGTGCGTCCGCTTTCACGGTGGGGCGTGGGGCTGGTGCCGGGGAATTTCCGCACGGGCGAGGCATTAACGATGTTGGCCGCGGTGGGGCGGCTGGCGGAGATTCCCAGCCGGATCAAGCCGCTGGCGCAGGTGGCCGATCTGGTGGTGATTGACATGCCACCGAGCCGGAGCGCGGGCTTTGTGGAGATGTTGAGCGCGATGGATTGGGTCATCGTGCCGACCCAGCTCGAGCGGATGGCGATGGAGGGCGTTGGGCTGATGGCGCAAACGGTGGCGGAGATCGAAGGCCCGCGACTGATGGGGGTGGTGCCGAATATGACGCGAGTGCATACCCGCGAGCATCAGGCGCAGATGACCGATCTGGTGCAGGCGTTCGGACAGGCCGTCTGGTCGCCCATCCCGCTGACCATCAAGGTCACTGAGGCGGCCTCCTATGGGAAGACGCTATTTGAGCACTGCCCGACCGATCCCGCGACGCTGGCCGTGACCGGGGTACTGAAGCGCATGTTGGAGGTGCTCTATGGCTAACGGGCGCGTGGGGGGATTGGGGAAACTCGATCCGGCTGTAGTAGAGTTTCAGAAGCGGGCGGCGCAGAATCCGCAGACGGTGACCCGGAAGCAGCGGCAGGATCGGAAGCGGGTACGGGTGAATTTCGATGTGCCCCTGGAATTGAAGGCCGCATTGGAGAAGATCGCGGATATGGAGCACGAGGACACGAGCATGGCGCAGGTGGCGGCCTTGCTGCTGTCTTGGGCAACGCGGGCGTATATCGCGGGAGAGCCAGAAGTGCGCGCGCTCTTCGAGGAAGAACGTTTCCTGGCGCGCACACCTAAGTTTGCCTACAACATTGATGTCCCGCAGCGGTTTATCGAGACTTTGCGCACCTTTTAAGCGTTACGGTGATATTTAACGGTGTTATTTATGGTGTTGTTTATGGTGTTATCTACGTCACCCTTTTTAACACCGTTTATGGTGAAAGTTGACCGCGTGTAATTCGCTGTGGGCGTTTTTGTGCGCGTGCGAGTGTATTGCTATAGGTATAAAAAATTTCCGCTCTACGAGGCCTACAGAAGGGGAAATCCATGACAACGGTTATCGAACGACTCAAGGAAAAATTACGGGTTGAGGATGTTGTAGCGAAGTATGTGACGCTCAAAAAGGCGGGGCGGTCGCAGAAGGGACTGTGTCCATTTCACACTGAGGCTACGCCATCGTTCTTTGTGTTCGCGGATTCACAGCGGTGGCATTGCTTTGGCTGTGGAATCGGCGGCGATGTGATTGATTTTGTGATGCAGTATCAGAAATGGGATATGACTCAGACGATCCGGGATCTGGCCCGCGAGGCGGGCGTAGAGATTCACGAATCGCCGGAGCAGCGCGCGGCGCGGGAGATCAAGCGCACCCGCGAGGCGATCTTTGCGGCGGCGGCGGGTTTTTTCCACGCCCGGCTGTTAGAGTCGCCTGACGCGCTGCACTATTTGCGGGAGGTGCGGAAAATTTCTGATGAGGTGATCCGCGATTATAAGATTGGGTTTTTCGGCGAGGATTGGGGGCAGTTGCGCGCGGCGTTGTTACGCGCGGAGGTGGACATTGAGCAACCCGCGGCCGTAGCGCTGGTGGGCTATCGCGGTGATGTGGCGGCCTGGGGGCAGCGGCATGGAATCGCGGTAGATGGGCAGTGGGTGCAGGATAGTAAAATCCCTGCCATGCGCCCGCAGATGATTGTGTTTCCGCATTGGCGGAAGGGGCGCGTGGCGTACATTTCCGGGAGGATGTTGCCGCCATACGACGAGGGGGCAAAATCGTGGAATCCACAGCGCGCGCTGGTGGGTGAGAAGCAGCCGTTTTACAACTTGCTCTTCGATGCGCGGGATGAGACTTTGCCGCGCGTGGTGGTGGAGGGGCAGATGTGCGCGTTGAGTTTGCAGGCGTGGGGGTTGCCAGGGGTGGCGCTGGCCGGGTGTGAGCTGGCGCGGGCGCAGGATTCGGCTTCGGCTGAGGCGTTGACCTCACTGGTAAAAGCCGTGGGCAAGAAGGGGGGCTTGGTGCTAGGGCTAGATGACGACGACGCCGGACGCACCATGTTGCGCAGCGATGACGTACATGGGCGGGTGGGGTTGGCGGATGCGTTGCTGAAGCAGGAATTTCAGCCCACGCGCTTGCGGGTGTTGGTATGGCCGGGGAAGGATGCGAATGGCGCGTTGCAGCAGGGACTGGGCACGGCTGCGATCAAGTCGCTGGTGAAGCAATCTCCTACCTGGATTGATTATCTGGTCGCGCTGGCACATCCAGAGGGCGAGGAACCCGACGAAGACCTGGTGCGCGAAGTTTTTGCGGCGTTGACGCATGTGGAGCCGTTTGAAGTCTCGCGGATGCGAGAGAGGCTGGCCGAGGCGTTGGGCATTCGACGACAAGAGTTTGATGGGCTGTTGCGAATAGCGCGGCGCGAGGCGGGCCAGGCTGAGGACGGAAAGCCGCGCTATATGATTGTGGGCGGGCGGAACTGCCACAGGTACTATGATCGCATTGGCAATGAGGTGCTAGATCCGCTGGCGAATTTCCAGGCGCAGATCGTCGAGGAGGTGCTTCTCGACGATGGTGAGGATACGCACCGCGAATTTGTGTTGGCGGGAGCGCAGAATTCAATTCCGCTGCCTCCGGCCCGGGTGCCAGCGCAGGACTTCGGCGCGATGGGCTGGGTAGCGAAGGCTTGGGGCGCGAAAGCGATTGTGGAGGCCGGGGCGGCTACCAAAGACCACTTGCGGGCATGTATTCAATATCTCAGCGATGAGATCAAGCAGCAGACCGTTTTTACTCACACGGGCTGGCGCGAGATTCAGGGTAAGCGCGTTTTCTTGACGTGCGCGGGGTCTGTGCCGGCGTGTGATACTCCGGTGACGGTAGAACTTGATCCAGACCTGCAACTTTACAACATTCCGGCTGAGGTGGGGGAAGCGAAGACCGCGATGCAGGCATCGTTGGAGTTTCTGGATGTAGCACCGCGCGCGATTACCTGGCCGATCTGGGCAGCGATGTTTCTCGCGCCGCTGCGCTCGCTGGTGACGGTCGCCTTCGTCGAGTGGGTATTCGGCCCTACGGGAAGCATGAAATCAACGCTGGTAGCGTTGGCAATGAACCATTACGGGGTAGCGTTCGACGACAAGCACCTGCCGGGGGGATTTATTGATAGTGGGAATCGGATGGAGCAAAAGGCGTTTGTGACGAAGGATTGCCCGCTGGTCATTGATGATTATGCGCCGCAGAAAGATCGCCGGTCGCATCAGGAGTATGTCAACGCGGCGCATCGGATTATTCGGGCGGCGGGGAATCTGGCCGGGCGGGGACGCTTGCGCAGCGATGCTACAGCGCGGCGGACTTACGTTCCGCGCTCGCTGGTGATGATCACCGGTGAGGACTTACCCACGTCTGAGGGTGTGGTGGGGCGGTTGTTTGTGGTGGAGATGAGTAGGGGGCAGGTGGATAAAACGCGGCTGACTGCGCTGCAATTGAAACGGGGGGATCTCGCGCGTGCTATGGCGGGCTATTTGACCTGGTGCGCGGAGAAGTGGGGTTGGTTGACTGAACAGGCCCCAGAGCGTTGGCGTAAGGCGCGGCAGGCAGCGTTTCAGGATGGGATTCACTTGCGCTTGCCAGAAGCGGTGGCCGGCTTGTTCCTCGGTGCGGAGATGGGGCTAATATACGCGCGTGAATCCGGCGCGATTACACCGGAGCAGTATACGGAGTTGCGCGCTGAGGCCTGGCAAGTGTTGGTTGAATCGGCGTCTGAGCAATCCCAGCGCGCGCGCGAGGAGAAGCCGGAGCATTTGTTCGTGGGGGCGTTGGCGGCATTGTTGACCGGTGGGCAAGTCTTTCTTGAGGCACGGAATGGCGGTGCTCCGCTTGGCGGGCCGCTGGAGCACGCGGAGCGGCTGGGCTGGTATGATGCGCAAAAAATTTACCTACTGCCCACAGCGTATAACCGGGTGTATCAATACTACTCCGAGCGCGGGGATGTGTTTCCTGTGAAGGAGTCAACATTACGCAAGATGCTGTTTGAGGCTGGGTGGTTGATTAAGACTGGCGATGGGCGATACACGGATACGCTGTGGCAGGATAACCGCACGCAGCGGGTCATTGTGCTTTCAAAAGCGTGTTTGGAGTTCGACAAGGTTGATGATGCTGAAGAGTAGTTCCGCTAAGATGTCTACGCGGAAATAATTAGTAATTGATAGGGGGGGGGATGAGCAGTCAACAGATTCCGCTTTTTGGGCAGCGCAGGACATTGGAAGAGGCAATGGAATTAACTGTGGATTCACTACGGATGTATGGCGCGGGGCGGCATTGGGCCGTAGCATATTCTGGAGGTAAAGATTCATCGGCGACGGTCAGTGTAGTAGCATGGTTGATCGCACAGGGACGGGTGCCCCAGCCTAAGTCGCTTACGGTTTTGTATGCCGACACCCGGATGGAGTTGCCGCCATTACAGATGGGGGCGCAACAGATGTTGGCAGAGTTGACGCGCCGGGGGGTGAATACCCAGGTGGTATTGCCATCTGTGGATGAGCGCTTCTTTGTATACATGTTGGGGCGGGGTGTACCTCCGCCGAACAATCGCACGCTGCGTTGGTGTACTCCCCAAATCAAGGTGGAGCCAATGTTAGCGGCGCTAGAGAATTTACACGCGGCTGTTGGTGAAAAATTTCTTATGTTGACCGGAGTAAGGTTAGGGGAAAGCGCCGTGCGCGATCAGCGAATCACGCTTTCTTGTAGCCGTGACGGGGCTGAGTGTGGGCAGGGATGGTTTCAAGAGACGACGCCCAGCGGCATTGCGGATACATTGGCTCCGTTGCTCCACTGGCGAGTATGCCAGGTGTGGGAGTGGCTGATGTTTCACGCGCCGGCGCAGGGATTCCCTACACAGTTGGTAGCCGAGGTGTACGGCGGCGATGAAGCGCAGGAGATCAATGCGCGAACGGGGTGTGTGGGATGTCCCCTGGCAGAGAATGACGCGGCATTAGACTATGTGCTCAGCCTGCCGCAGTGGGGGTATCTGAAGCCATTGAAGCGGTTGCGTCCATTGTATCGTGAATTGCGGCAGTTCAGGAATCGGTTGCAGAAGTATGGGGAGCGGAATGCTGATGGGCGATTATCGAAGCACCCGAATCGGAAGGGACCTTTGACGATGGAGGCGCGCGGGTATGGGTTACGCACAGTGTTAGCTATCCAGAATGATATCAATGCAGTAGCCAGGGAACAGGGGCGACCAGAGATTGACTTTCTGAATGCTGATGAAGCAGCGCGGATTAAGATGTTGGTCGCTGAGAATACCTGGCCGCGAAAGTGGACGGGAGATGAAGCGCGCGGGGATGTGCTGTTGCCGTTGATCCACAGCAATGGCAGTGTGCAAGAGATTCTGTTTGGACGCGAGGGGTGGTGATATGGAGAAGCTGATTTGCGAGAATTGCAATGAATTCTTTGATGAAAGCGATGGGGTTTTCTTTTGCGATGACGAGGTGGAGGTTTTTTACTGTGATGATTGTTACTGGTTAGAACAATACTGGGGTTGTTTGTAAACCAGGATGTGCTGCTAACAAGTAGTTAGGGGGTGAATGGAAGATGAGTTGCTGCGGTTGCCGGTGGAGCAGCAGGAAACTATGGCGCGGATTCTGGATGGGTTGATGCGGCTGGCGGAGTTGCCAGACGAGAAGTTGCAAGAGGCGTTGGGGAGGTTAAGGGCAGCGATGGAGGTGGAGGATGGTGAAGATGTTGACACGTTCACGAATTGAATATGTGGATTGGGGCATCAATTGGATACAGGGGTGCATATCTGGGTGCGCTTATTGTTATATGGAATCTATGCAACGGCGTTTCAATTCGTCTGTAGAGTGGTGCGCGCCGCGTGCGCGTTTTGATGATCCGGTAGCAGCACTTAGGAAACGGCTGCAGGTTACCGAACCGACAGGTACGTTGATGCTGAGCACGTCCCATGATCCGGCGATGACGGTAGAAATTGCGCGCCAGATGGCGGGGCTGGTGGACGTGCTGGGAGAGTGGGGGCTGGTGGAGAGTACGCTGGTGCTGACGAAACATCCAGCAAAGGCCCTGGGAGCGTTGCGGCGGAGTCCAGGCCATTCGATGGCACCACGTTTTGGGATCAGCCTTACATCATTAAGCGCAAGTAAATATGAGTGCGGAGCAGAACCTGCTGTGCTGCGGATTGCGGCGCTGCTGGCGGCGCATGAGGCAGGGTATCCTACCTGGGTCAGCATCGAACCGCCTCTGCCCGGCGTGACTCTTGCGGAATTGGTGCGCGAAGTGATCTCATGGGAGCGCGTGATGCCCTGGGTGGTGTTGGGGAAGATGAACTATCGCGGTGATGATCCAGTGCTGAAAGCCTGGGCCAGTGATTGGCATTGGGCAGTTGATCGTGATGTGGCAGTTACGTTGTTACAGCGCGCGGGATATAGTGAGAGCCTTACCCCAACGCCATGTGATGGATTTTATTATATCAAGCGTGAACTGGAAAAGGTCGCGTATGTGGATTAAAGTTGCGGTTTGCAATCTTAACCACTCGCTCTAACCGAGTGTGTCGGTTTCGGGACTGAAGCCCAGGACATATAAGGGCTGGGCTTCAGTCCTGAATGGATGATTGATGATGGAGGAGTCATGGGGGCAACCACTCGAAATATGCGAGGGACGGCTGAAGCGGTAATCAAATTACGCGCAGAGGTGGACGGGGAGCGAATCGCGCTCCATGTAGATCGCTCATACACATATGCACGTCCTAATCACAAGGGCGAATGTCCGAATAAGGTGGAGGTACTCAGCCCGAAAAAGATAGTCTTCGTGCCTGATTCTATGCGGCTAGGAAAAGTGTGGATGGATTTGTTTGATCTAGCTTCGCAGTTGGAGTTGAGCCGTCCAGCTGATAGGCACTGGCTGGTTTTCAGTCTGAGCCACTTGCCTGAGCGTGGTCGCGGCGCAGTAGAGATGTTGGTGCAGAGCATTGCGGAGGAGTTGGGATTCCCCGTAACGTTTGAGTATGCTGAGGAACAATTGCCACTATTCTGATAACGTTGATAGATATTAGTATTGCCTTTCCTGAGTTGATTTGTTATGATAGTGGTGATGAGCGAGGCCGACCGTGAACGCACTTTTTGGGAGTTGATTCGCCGCGCACTGCTGATGATGGCGCGCGCGATTGAACAGCGGTATTTGCCAGATGCCAAAGAGCGGGTTGGGGGATGATGCCCATAGGGCTTTTTACGGGGAGATGCGACTCAACCGTATGGCGCCGGGGCCATTAACACCGGGCAAGCAGAAATCCACTACCTGACCTGCGCTATATATGATGATGACCTGGAGCGGCAAAATTGTCGCATTGAGCCGCTCCAATTGGCCGCACTACGTTTGTAGTCCCGCCCACCTGACGGTTGCCGAAAGCCCACCGTGATGGTGGGCTTTTTTTATTCCGCGTATAGGAGTTAGAGGATGAAAAATCGCTGGTTGATTTTGTTGCTGGTGCTGCTGGTCGCGTTGCTGTGGGGTATACCTGTAGCAGCCGCGGATGGTGTGGTTGAGGCGCCGAGTCTGGTAGATGCGCTTTCGATGCTGGCGCAGGGTGCCGGTGTGGCGCTGGTACTGGCATTTCTAGCGGAACGCTCGCCGTGGTTTCAAGGGCTGCGGTCGGATGTGAAATCGTGGGTGATTTTTGGGATTTCGCTGGGATTGCCACTTGTGGCGCAAATTCTGTTACAGTTGGTTCCTGCTGAACTATGGGCGACGCTTGAACCGTACTGGCAGGCGTTTGCAGTGGGGTTTATCGGCTGGGCAGGCAGCCAGGCGGCATACATTGGTTTGATTAAGCCGGCATCTGAACGCGAGCGCGTCAGCAAGATTTTGGAGTAAGTTATGGCTGATACGCCGTCTTCTCGAACGACGTTAGCCGATCTCTGTACCTCAATCGCGCTACTACAGCAGGCGGTAGAGTCGTTACGCGGGGATGTGGCGAAGATCGAAGTGACATTGACCAATACTTTGGCAGAGCAGGCGCGGGATATCCGCGAGTTGCAGAAGGATAATCTGATTCGTTGTGCAGCACAGGATACGATGCGGACGCAGGTTGACGATCACGAGATACGATTGGATGCGTTAGAGCGCTTGGCCCCGGCTATCAAGGTAGTAATTTGGATTGGCGGGGTGCTGGGCATTTCGGTCATTGGGCTGATTTGGGCGCTTATTACCGGGAGCTCACAGATTCTATTTAGGTGAAATTATGGCTGAAGTTATTGTTGGCGGCGGGGATCGGATTGTACTACGTACTGGCCCAACGGGGCAGGTACAGATTGACTTTGCCGTGGAAATAGTACCAGAAGCACCTCCGTCTCCGCCTGCACCAGCGTTGCCTTTTGAGGACATCGTTGCCAGTATCCCCGTCAACCCCCACGCGCCGAACCCGCCCGCCACGCCGGGCCGCTGGGCCTTCCGCACGCCCGCTGAGATTCGCGGGATTACCGTGCATCACACTGGGACCCACGACTATCTGGCCCTGGCGCGGTATTGCACCGGGCCGAAGGGCCTGCCCACCACGCAGTACACATATTTTGTGACGGCTAACGGTGAGGTGCTGAAATGCGTGGATGACGCGGTAGCCTTCTGGCACGACCACGGGGGCTATAGGAATTTCCGTATCTCCATCGGTTTGGCAGGTTGGTTACACAAAACTCCCCCACCTCCCGCGCAAATCACCGGCCTGGCGCGGATTTGCGCGTATCTGCTGGATAAGTACCAGTTGCCCATGAGCAGCATCGTGGGCCATCGGGACGTGGCGTTGCCCGCGCGGGTGAACACCGAATGTCCTGGTTGGTATGCGCCTCCAGTTGGCTGTGGGTGGAAGCCGGATTTTGATGTGGCGTTGACAGCAGCGACGGCTAATGTGTGAAGCAGTCTGCCAGCGCACATTTGATGCTTGCGCCGCTTGTTGGGGATCGGCGCTAGGGCTGCTGGCATTGCTGGCATTGGTATATGTGGTGTTGGTAGATTGGGTGGACGGGGATGCCGCGCACTAGGGCTTTCATCTGCAAGACCTGCGGGCAGCAATATGTGACGGCGCGGTGCTCGAAGTGCTATCCGCCAAAGTCGAAGCGGCATAACAGCCGGCGCAGTGAGGGGAGTAGCGGCAGGCGTGTGGGTGCTTCAGCAGTGTTATGGCGTGGGATTACAGTAGAGGATCACGGACATGCCAGGGGCGCAGATGGCGACGGCACGCAGGATGCGGAAATGAGAGGAGGTGATCCAGAGATGGGGGAATCCGCTGGCCGGGCGGTTTGTTTTTCGCGTAGTAATACGCTGGGTAAAGGCAACGGTAACGAGGCGAAACTGACCGACGAGAGCAGATGCCTAGAAGGGTCTGAAGTCGAATGGTAGTGAAATGGACGTAAATTCACTCGGTTGGATGACTGAAGAGGTGCGCGCGGCGTTGGCGCAGATTGTGGACGCCGAAGGCGCAGCACTGACGCGAAATGCGCTCAAACGCCAGCACACGGTCAGGCGCGTGGCGTGGGCGCATGTGATGGAGCACATTGGCGAGGACGCATTTTTCAAGCGTGAGAAGCTGCTCCCCGCAGCGCAGCGTGACAAGGACCTGGTGGCGCGTTCGACATGGTACAAGCTGCGTAGAGATGAGCAGCACGGCGGCGACCAACGGGTTACGGACGCGCTGCTGCTGTGTATTAAAACGCTGACGGCATTTAGATCCACGCGCGTGGAACGACATGAGGCGGAAATCGCGGATGAGTTGCGTATCCAAATTGCCGATGGCGCGCTGGATGCCGTGACGGGGCTGCGTCAGACAGCGTTGCAAAATCGCAATGCTGATGGCACGGACGCGAGTATGCGGTTAGTGGCGATGTTTAATCCTGCGTTGGCCGCGCCCGCGATGGTGACGAAGGGCGCGCCGCTCCCGGTCGAGGTAAAAGGGCTGGATGAACTCATTGACTACGAATTGGCGCGATTGGCCGCCAGCGGCGAAGGCGACGCTGTTACGCCGTCTTCAGGAACGGAATCAGACTCCGAACGGGGAACTGGGGGAGGAGGCTGAGCGGCTCAGCAGCAGGCTGAGCGCTTATGTTCGCGCCGCATGGCGCATTGTGGAGCCAGAGCGGGATTATACCCATGGCTGGCACATTGACGCAATTTGCGAGCATCTCGAAGCCTGCACCAGGCGGGAGATCCGGAACCTTATCATCAATATTCCACCGCGACACATGAAATCGCTGCTGACGGTGGTTTTCTGGCCCACCTGGTCGTGGACGTTTGAGCCAGAAGCGCAGTGGTTGACGGCGTCTTACGCTGCTGAGCTCGCAACGCGCGACGCGGTGAAGAGTCGCCGCATTATCCAGAGTGACTGGTATCAAGCCCGTTGGGGGCAGCGGTTTCAACTCAGTGGGGACCAAAACCGTAAGATGCGCTACGAGAATACTCGTGGCGGACATCGTATCGCGGTAGGCACTTCTGGCAGCGGATTGGGCGAAGGCGGCGACTACCTGGTCTTCGATGATCCGCTGAAGGCTGCCGAGGCCGACAGTGAGGCCGCGCGTCAGGATGCGATAGACTTTTGGGAGCAGACGATGAGCACGCGCGGGAATGATCCCAAGACTGTAGTGAAGCTCATTATCATGCAACGGTTGCATCATGGAGACCTGACCGGGCATGTGTTGCGCAAGGCGGAAGCCAGCGGGTTGCAATATGAGCATCTCTGCCTGCCCGCAGAATATGAGCCGCGCGTATATGTGAGTGCGATTGGATTCGCTGATCCACGCACTGAGCCTGGGGAACTGTTGTGGGCGGAGCGCTTTGATGCGCAGGAACTGGAGACGCTCAAAAACGAACTAGGCAGTACGCGGGTCATCGCCGGGCAGTTGCAGCAGCGTCCAGCCCCAGACAGCGGGAATATCTTCTTGACTGAATGGTGGCAGGATAAGAATCGCTGGGATGCGCTAGATAAAAAGTGGAGTCATTTGTGCGTAGGGCGCTGGATCAGCATTGATACGGCGCTCAAGGACGAGCAAACAAACGACTACACTGCCTGGGGGATTTACGAACTGTGGCGTGATTATCGGCTGGCAAAGCGCGACGCGGGTTGGCAGCGGCTACAGTTCCCACAACTGGCGCAACAAATTCAAGATTTGGCGGGGCGGTGGAACTATGACCGCAAGCTTAAGGGGATCATCATCGAGGATCGCGGCAGCGGGACGAGCGCGTTACAAACGCTGCGGCAGGGTGCGGAGCGCGATATCGCAGAGATGTTGATTGAGTTCATGCCGAAAGGCTCGAAGGAACAGCGCGCTCGGCAAGCGAGTTTATGGTGTGAACGGGGGATGGTGTTATTACCGTTTCCCAGCGATGCAGCGCCGTGGTTGATGGACTGGGAAAAGGTATTGTATGATTTTCCGGCCGTGGTACACGATGATACGGTGGACGAATTTACGATGATGATTTTGTATCTTGAAAACTATCTCGCTGAGGGTTGGCGTTCGATGTTGGGATAGTTCCGCTAATGAGCATACGCGGAGAATTTAGTGAGCAGAGTTAGCACTTCGATCAGGTTTGGTAGCAGCACCTATGGCGCTGAGTACAGCACGCTGGCCGGGCTGTACTGGGCACAAGGTAAGGCGCGGGAGATTATGGATCTCCAGCGCGTGTATTATCTGAACAACGGGTTGTATGACACGCTGCGAGCAGCGCTTTACAGTGTGGCTGCGGAAGCGGCAAATTTGCGCGCGTTGCGCAATCCGGCCTATCGGGTGGTGGAGTTTTACGCTGCGAAGATCTGGCCGGGAATGTTACCTGATGCGCTCCCGATGGAGATGCTGGAGAGCGCCAATCCCAATATCGAGCGGCGTATCTGGGATGTGTGGACCTGGTCTAACTGGAACGCGCGGAAGCAAGTGCTTGTGCGCTGGCAGGCGATTTATGGGAATTCGTTCATCAAGGTGGCTGGGGATAGCGCGCGGAAGCAGATCATTTTACAGGTAATTGACCCGCGTCATGTGGTGGCGCTTGATCTCGATGACCGTGACGCGGTGATTTACATTCGCATTGATACGCCGATGAAGCGACGCACCGCGCAAGGCGATGAGGAAACATACACATATACAGAAATTTGGGACAAGGTCGCTGATCGGCTACGAGTATATGAGCATCAACGTGGCTGGGGAGTAGCAGCACTCCCCGCTCCGATATTAGAGCGTTCGATCCGCGAACAGACTAGATGTGATTTTGTACCTGTCGTCCACACGAAACATAAGGACGTCGGCGAAGATTTGGGCGTGGGTGCGTTCCAGTTGCAGATGGATAAGATTGATGAGGCTAACCGGATGGCAACCAGGTTGCACGAGATCATTTTTCGGCACAATAAGCCGCTGTGGGCGGCGCTGGCGAATATGGTTGACGCGGCCGGCAGGCCGATGCCTGCGCCACGCCTGGCTGATGAGACAAATGGAGACTTGGCGCTCTCTGAAAATGAGATTTTGCGGCTGCCAGGGATGAGCAAGCTCGAGGCGCTCGTCCCGAACTTGAACTTTGCCGATCATCTGGCTGTAGTGGAAGCCCAGATGCAAGAGTTACAGCGCGATCTTCCGGAACTTGCCTATTACGAGATGCGCGGCGCCGATTTAAGCGGGACGGCCATTGATCTGCTGCTCACGGATGCGAAGGATCGGCTTTTAGAGGCGCGCGGCAATGCCGAGGCCGGGCTGGTGCGCGCGCAGCAGATGGGGCTGAGCATTGGGCAAGCGATGGGGCTGCCCGGATTCTCAAAAAATGAGATTGGCACATACGGAGCAGGGTCTTTTGAGCATCGTTTCGCGGTGCGCGAGGCCTTGCCGATGACAGAGCTGCAGCGCATGAATGTGGTGCAAGTTGGTGTTAATGCTGGTCTCGCGCTGGGAACGGCGATGCGCCGCGCAGGGTACACTGAAGACCAAATCGAGCGCGCACTATCAGAACGTGCCGCAGACCGTCAGCGTAGTTTCGACGATGCGCGGGCGTATCTGGCGCAGCAGCGGGCCATAGATGGCACAGGAGTATACGAGGATGGCGAGCCGACCGCCTGATCCATTGGTGGTGATCCGCGCGCGGGAGTTCAAGTCCGCGTTGTTGGCGCGCGAAGATGCTCAGATGCGCGAGATGGCGGCCAGGTGGGTGGAGATAGAGCGGGCACTCGCGGCAGAGATCGAGGCGGCGATTGCGCAAGTAAAGGCGTTGCGCGAGCGCGGAGAAACTATTAGCGAATGGCGATTGTTAGAGTTAGAACGGTGGCGAAGTTTGCTGACGCAAACGCAAGCCCAATTTGGAGACTATTCGACATGGGCCAGCGAGCGTATCACTGCTGAGCAACGCACGTTGACAGAGATGGGTATCGAGCATGCGGCAGAGGCGATTCAGTTGACGTATTGGCAGGGCGGGGTGCTGCGGGTGACGTTCAATCGGCTGCCGGTGGAAGCGGTGCAGGTGATGGCGGGACTGGCCGGAGATGGCGGCCCGGTGGGTGATCTGCTGCGAAAGCGCATGGTGCGCGACGCAGCGGGGAATCCGTTGCCGGGCGTATGGGAGCGGTTAACGCAGACACTCATCAATGCGACTGCGAAGGGTATCAATCCGCGCGTGACGGCGCGCCAAATGCGAGATGATCTAGCCGGGGGGTTGCGGAAGGCGATGACCATAGCCAGAACAGAGCAACTCCGCGCATATCGAATCAGCTCTGCGATGGCATACGAGGCCAGCGGGGTGGTGACGGGGCATAAGCGCTTATCAGCGCATGATGCGCGGGTGTGTGCGGCCTGCCTCGCGGATGAGGGGACGGTGTATCCTGTGGGGACTCCGATAGGGGACCATCCCCAGGGGCGCTGCACCAGCGTGCCGGTAGTGAGAGGATTGCCGGAAGTGCAATGGCTGAGCGGCGAGGCGTGGTTCAAGCAGCAGCCAGAGGCAACGCAGCGGCAGATTTTGGGCGCGGAGCGGTGGGATGCCTGGAGCGTAGGACGCTTTGGGTTTGGGCAGTTGACGCAGCGGCAGTATCACCCGGTCTGGGGAGAGAGCCTGCAACCAGCGCCGTTGGCGGCGTTAATTGGTTCCGCTAATTAGGGTACGCGGAGGAATTATGGCGAACAATCAAATCACATTTAAGAACGCGCAGTGGCTGTACGATGTGCTAACGCAGTATGGCATCAAGACGAGTCAGGATACAGAGGATGCCGTTAGCGGCAGTGCTCTTGTTTCGACGACGCCGAAAGGCATTGATGATGCTGACTTTGGATTCACGCCTGCGCAACTGGCGGCTGCGCGCCGGGCGTATGTGACCAGCATTGGCGCAGCGGTGCGCTATATGTTTGATGGCACTGAACCCACAGCAGCACTTGGGCATTTACTGCCCCAGGACGCCTCGCCGCCGTTGGAGGCCTACGAAAATAGGACGTTGAATAACCTGATCTTTATTCGGGACACGGGCGCGGTCGCGGATGCGACGGTCCTCATTACTCTGGAATGGTAGGAGGTTGACTATGGCACCGATAGGCGGCGCGCAGCGGCATACAGAAATCGAGACTACCATCGTTGGCTACGCGACGATGGAGCATGTGCAGTTGAAAATTCCAATTGCATATACGGATACGAGCGGGGTGGTGGCGACGCTGCCGGCGAATTGCCTGGTGACGCGCCGCCAAGTAGTGCGCACCACACCCTGGAACATCATCGCGTTGTTCGCGGCGGGCAAGGCTGATGATCTGGATTGGCTCGTGCAAAATTTCCAGCACAATCTTTCCCTGGCCTTCGCTGGCGCGACAGAGATTACGGGCGGGCCAATTTATGTGGCGGCGGAAACGCCAGTGATTTTTACTTGGGATCAGGGAGGGGCAACGGCTGGCGCGGGGTATGTGCTGATTGAATACACGCTGCTGGAGGTGCCGACGTGATGACGACCAGGTGGAAAATCGCAGTAGTGGCGGCCTTGCTGCTGGCGTGCGCGGCACTGGGGTTGGCTGTCGCGGTGTGGGTTGCGACGGATGTGGAGATTGCGCAGAGCGGCGATGATCTGCGCGTAAATTTGAGCCAGGTGTTCCTGCAATATGAAGATCCGCTTCAGGGGATCGGGCTAGAGCAGGTAACTGTACGCCGGGTGATTCAGGATGCGCTGTGGTATCAATTGATGAATCCGCAGTCCCCTGAAGGGCAACGGGCGGAGATATTTTTTATGATTGGCTTGTTCAATGAGGGGCGGTCGGCAGAGATTACGCCTGAGCAGTATGCGATTTTGCAAGAGGCTATCCGGCAGGTGTGGGGACCAGCAGTGATTGCGGAGATTGAAGCGATGGTAGGGGGTGCGCCGTGAAACGTATCAGTGCGTTGATAGGGATAGCCCTGCTGCTATGGGGCGTATCGCTGGGGGGGATGACCGCGCAAGCTCAAAGCGGCGGCAACTACTTTGATAATGTGACGGTCGGCGGCGATCTGGATATGTATGGGACGGGAGTCATCCGGGATACGCGCGATCAAACTGTGCGCGCCCAGGTGACGGGCGGCGGGCTGACCGTGAGTGGGGCCGCGGCTAGTGCCAATATCATCGCCGGGTACACGGGAAATTCCGTGACGGGCGCAGGGTCAGCGGTGCTCAGTGGGGGAGTTGTGACCGTTGGTTCAACCGGTTCAGGTGTGAACCTGGTAAGTGGAAACTATTCTGTGGTCAGCGGGGGAGCACAGAATAAAATCTATGCTGATTACTCAGGCATTGGCTCAGGGGTTGGCAATCGTGTAGATAACTGGTACTCCTTCATCGGCGGGGGGAGCCTGAATCGTACCTATCAGGGTTACGGGGGGATTCTCTCAGGGACTGGCAATCGCAGTTACAACGGGGGCATTGTTGGCGGCGGCACCAGTAACGAGGCAGCGGGGCAATACTCGCTGATTGGCTCGGGATGGTATAACAAAATCCATTCGCTAGGGTCATACGGCGGTATTCTCGGCGGGAACTGTAATACGCTCGGCACGACAAATACCTGCCTGGATGGAAATGTGGACTACAACCGGGTCACTATCAATGGCGGCTCGGCAACCTATGGCGCCATCATCAACGGCGACCGCAACGCGGTCGCGGGGTACATGGACTGGATCGGCAACGGCTTCTACAACACGATCGCTGACAAAGACGTGCAAACCGTCCCGGGCGTGTTCACGTCTTACGATACTACATACCTGATGCTGTACGGCAACACTCGCCCCAGCTCCACCTACTGCCAGTATAACCCGTCCACACAACAAGCGACCTGCAATACCGCCTGGAATGTGATTTTGGGCGGCTTTGGAAACACGATTGCGAACGCGCAGGTGATGACGTTCACGGAGATCATCACGGCTTACAGCGCAATCACGCCCGCCGTGGTGGTGGCGTGCCAACCCGGGTATAGCCTGGTCGGGAATGGCATCTCAAACACGATCAGCGCGCCGGCGCAATATGCCAGCGTGGTGAATGGCATCTCGAACACAGTCACAGCCATTCACGGATTTGTGGGGAGCGGCGTCACCAACACCGTCTCTGGCGCATACGGCAGTATCCTGAGCGGTAAACTGAACCTGGCCTCCGGGGAGTACAGTTCAGCCTCCGGGGTGCGCGCACGTGCGCTGCACAAGGGCGCGTGGGTGTGGGCGGATTCGACGGACGCGGATTATGAAAGCCTCGCCGCGGATAGTTTCAACATCCGTGCGAAGGGGGGGGTGCGGATGACGACCTCCGGCGCGGGGTTGACGCTGGATGGGCCGGTGATTGTGGATGGGATGACGTTCACCTATACCGCGCCAATCACCATTACAGGGGTGTTGACGAATGTTCGGCTGCTCTACTATCAAGTACCCTGACCTGCTCCCCGGTCTCTATCGCCATGCATCACGCAAAGTGCCGCCTGACGTGGTTGACGACCTGGTGCAGGAGGCGTTGCTGGGGGCACTCACGGCGCGCTATCGCGGCGAAGCGGCCCCAGCAACGTGGGTGCAGGCGATTCTGCGGCATAAGATCGCGGATTACTATCGCCAGCAGCGTGGCTATTGCGAGCTCCCCTACGCCATCGCAGAAACATTGGATATCATGGGCTGTGAGGATATGGCTGCATTGCGCATTATCCTCCGCGACTTGCCGCCAGATTATGCGCGGATTCTGTGGTTGCGATTTTATGCCCAGTTGCAGTTCGCAGAGTGTGCTGAGACGTTGGGGATTTCGCTGGAAGCGGCGAAGAGTCGTTATCGGCGTGCCATCGGTGCGCTGGCACGGGAGTGGACGGCATGAAGCGGGTTTGCATCCTGGTTGCGCTATGCTGGCTGCTGAGTCTGCCGGTGACTGCTGCGAGCGACACGCCAGCAACTCAGACGCGCGCGTATCCTGATCGAATCGAGTTTGCGCTGTTAGAGGATGTGTATGCCGCGCGGTTGGTCATCACGGCGACGTGGCCGGGCGGGGGCAGTTGGGAAATCAGCCCCTCGCGGGGCCACACCGGGTATAGCGTGAGCTTCGACACGGCAGAAATTGCCCCGTTCACGGAGTTACGGTACTACTGGGAAGGCACGCGGGTAGACATGACCATGTTCGCCACGCCGGAGAGTACGGTGGAGGTGCTGGCCTGGGGCGCGCGTGACTGGCAGCGGGTGGAGAACGCGATGGCGATGGTGCTCTGGTATGGGCAGCCGGCAGCGTTTGGGCAGGCGGTGCTGGCTGCGACGACAGCGCATAGCGCAGCGTTACAGCGCGAGCTGGGACGCGGGTTGCCGGGACAAGTGCGCGTGGTTATTTACTCGCAGCAGTTCGATTACTGCGGGGAGATCTGCGGCAATAGCGGTGGGCAAGCGCATGATACGGGGGTGATTGTGGCCTGGCCGTGCGCAGGAAGTAGCGCGTATCTGTTCGATTATGTGCTACCGCATGAGCTCGCGCACCTGTGGTTGCAACCGTATCGCGCACGGCTACCGGTGTGGTTCACCGAGGGCTTTGCGGAGATGGCTACCGGCCAAGGGCAACAACTGCCGCAGCAGTCCTGGGAGTGGCGCGCATTGCAGTATCGCGCGTATGCCAGCCCAGAGGAGATGCGCGATTGGTATGCGCAGGCAGGTTCGTTGGTAGACTGGCTGCACGCGAACACGACTGGCGGGTTGCCCGCGATCCTTGCGGCTATAGATGCTGGCGCGGATTTCGAGAGTGCCTTGCGCGCGACGTTTGGCATGAACTCGGCGCAGGCGTTACAGGCATGGCGGGGGGTGGAGGTAGCGCAGACACCCGCAGCAGCGTGGTGGCCGCTGGCGTTGGATAGTGCGCAGAAGTCCCGGTTGCTATGGGTGGTGATAGGGCTGCTGGTGGTAGCGATCGTTTTGGTCAGGCAGTCAAATTTCGCAGAGGATGAGTAGTTATGCGGGCGTTACTGTACTGTTACAAATCGGGTTTGATAAATAACGTGTTGGGTCTGGCGCTGGCGGGAGTGGTGACGCGCCCGTTCACCTCGCCGCCATTGGATGCGGAGTCGTTCCCGTATGCGCGGCTCGCAAATGCAGACCTGATCTATATTGCGTTGCATGGCATGCCGGGCAAAGGGGTGTTGTGGGGCGATGAGATGTTACCCGCGCTGGATGTGCATGGTGTGTCGGGTGGCCCAGATATGCGCCCCGGGGCGGTCGTGATCCTGGAGGGTTGCTATGGGGCAAAGACGCCGTTTCCGCAGGCATTCAAAGAGCGCGGCGCAGCGGCAGTGTTTGCCAGCCGGGATGAGACCTTCGATAAGCGGTTTACGCTGGGTAAAGCGGGGACTGCTGGCAACCTTATGGTAAGACGCTTACGCGCTGGGATGGCTATCGAGCGCGTGGTGGACGGGATTGATACGTTTGAGTTGGTCGGTTGAGTTCCGCTTAGTGTGATTAGCGGAAGGTTTTTTACGTTCGACGGAACGGTTAATTTACGGAGGTTATTATGGCAGGGAAAGACGATAAGCAACCAGATGCGGCGGCGAAGCAGCCGGAGCAGCCGCAAAAACCGCAGCTACAGGGAGACACACCCGCCAGAGATGGCGCGCAAGCGCAAGTCGCTGAAAAACATGGAGAGGGCGGCGGTGCTGAGATCGCGTTTACCGCAGAGCAGCAGGCGAAGATTGATCAGATCATCGCTGAGCGGCTCAAACGGCAAAGCGAGAAGTTGAAGGCTGAGGCTGATGAAGCGCGCCAACAAGCAGAGCGGCAGGCTGAGGAAGCGCGCCTCGCGGAGCAGCAAAAGTTTCAGGAGTTGGCTGACAAACGTAAGGCGCAGATAGATGCGATTGAACCCCAGTTAGAGGGGATTCAGGAGCAGTTGGAGCGCTATCGGGTGGCCCTGGAAGAGTATGTGAAATCTGCGGCGAGTGAGGTGCCTGATTTTGTGCGCCCGCTGCTGGAGAAAATGGATCCAGTAGATCAGCTACATTATCTGAGCGAGCACGCAGACGCATTCACGGCAAAGAATGGCGGTGCTGAAGGCCCCCCAAAAACGCCCAAGAAACGCGGTGAGGGGGAGCTTTCGGACGAAGAGCGCAAAGCGCGCGCCTGGCATGTGCGCCAGGGTGGATTCTAAGAATAGCAAAGGAAGGATCTAAGAGATGGCTGATTTGACGATTACGGCTACTGATGTAGCAGCGGTGAAGGTGCTGGAGCAAGAAACTGGCCCGGTTGAAGAGGCCGTGGATGCCGGTGAAATGGTGGCCTACGATGCCACTACCGGCAAGTACGAGTTGGCAGATCAGGATGTGCATACTGTTCAGGCGCAGCTCGTGGGCATGGCGATTCGCAACGGTAACCAGGCAGGTATTACGGTGACCGTCATGCGCAAGGGCCTTGTGAATTTAGGTGATGCGCTGGCCGGGCTGTCTTTTGGCGACGTGGTGTATTTGAGCGCCACTGCAGGCAAGATTGATGCAGCCAATCCGGGCGGTAGCATTGTGGTAGGCACGGTTGTGCCCGGCTGGGGACATACCACAGCGGACAAGTTGCTCCGCTTGGATTTGTAGGAGGTATAGCATGGCTAACGAACTGGCTTATGGGTTTGTGCAATATGCGCATCTGGCCGACGAGCGCGTTGAGAATGTGGGCGTCTCAGAGGTCTATGGGATGATTCAGGCATCGCTGGCAGAGTACAATCGCCAGGTTAACGCGCTGATGATGGGGATGGTGCAACGCACCACTGATTACCAGGTGCGTGTGAAACTGCCTGGCGGCGGCACGCTCCAGCCCCTCGATGAAAATGGCAATCCGCTGCCGGTGCGCGAGGAAGGCTACTACGATGTGGCGTTCCCGATCCAGGGAGGCGGTACGGCATTCGGGGCGAATCGCGTGGGCCGGGCGCTGATGACGGTGGCCGAGGCTAATCGGCGCACGCTGGAATCTATGCGACGGGACAAGGACTGGATGCGGCGGCACATTCTGGCCGCGCTGCTAGACAATGCGACGTGGACCTACGAGGACGAGGAGCACGGCAATCTGACGATTCAACCCCTGGCGAATGGCGACGCAGTGACGTATCTGCGACGTGGGGGTGCGGTCAGCACGGATTCGCACTATCTGGCGCAAGCAGCCAGCATTGATGACAGCAACAATCCCTTCGATGACATCTATGATGAGTTGATCGAGCACCCGAGCAATGCTGATCCGGTGGTAGTGTACGTCCCAACAAATCTCAAGCCTACCGTTACTGGATTGACCGCGTTTGTGGAAGTTGGCGACCCTGATTTGCAGTATGGTGGCAGTGTGACGCGCATCCAGGGTAATCCTGGGCAATTCGACGACACCATTCGCGGCTTTGGGGATGCGGTCCTGGGCAAGGTGGATAAGTGTTGGATCGTGGAGTGGAAAGCGCTCCCCTCGAACTACATGTTGGCCCACGCGCGCGGCGCGGCTGAGCCGGTGCTGAAAATGCGCGAATATCCGGCGCCTGAACTGCAAGGTTTCTTCATGGAGCAGTTCAGCACAGATGGGAATCTCAACGAGACCCGGATGATCCGCTACGCTGGGTTGGGCATCAACAATCGCATCGGAGCGCTGGTGTATCGGGTCGGCAATGGTGCGTATGGCATTCCGACCGGTTACGATGCGCCGCTTTCAGTATAGTGTAGCTGGGGCGAGTCCCACTCGCCCTAGCAAACTCATCATGGAGGTGAGGTATGAATATGCAATTCGATGAGGATGGGTGGGTACAAGTGCGCGTGGCAGCCCAGAGCAATAAGGGGACTCGCGCGGCCCTGATTCTGGCCAGCCTGGCCCTTGCCGTAGCGTTAATAACGCTGTGGTTTGGAGTGTTAGATGTCACTGTGACACAAGGAGTGACGCCTATCGGCGCGCGCCACAGATTTCCCGGTACTCTCCTCACGGATTACGGGATTTTCGAGCAGGATGCTGAGGTGCGCGATGTGTTTTATGTGGATACGATAGACGAGTACACCAGCGCGACTGGGGTAACGATTGATGGCGTGTTACTGCAAGATGGCGGGGCGACGCTTTCAGGCGACTTGGGGGTGGTAAATATCGTGGCGACGGGCGACGTTACTGCGGTTAATGCGCTGCTCTCTGGAGATGTGACCGCCGTCAATGCAACGCTCTCTGGAGACCTGGGCGTGGTGAATATCGTAGCAACTGGTGACATTACCGGGGTCAACGCGCTGCTCTCTGGGGATGTGACTGCGGTCAATGCCACGCTTTCCGGCGACCTGGGTGTGGTGAACATCGTGGCGACTGGCGATATCACCGGCGTAAATGGCGTGTTCTCTGGCGACCTGGACGTGGTCAACGTCGTAGCGACTGGTGACATCACGGGCGTCAATGCGCTACTTTCTGGAGACGTGACTGCTGTGAATGCGACGCTCTCTGGAGACCTGGGCGTGGTGAATATCGTAGCGACCGGTGACATCACCGGCGTTAATGCCCTGCTTTCTGGGGACGTCACGGCTGTCAACGCGGCCCTTTCTGGCGACCTGGGGGTGGTGAACATTGTGGCGACCGGTGATGTTACCATCGGTGGGAGTTTAGTCGTTACGGGTACAGCTAAGTTCCAGAGTGCGATGGAGGTCAATGCAAACGCTGACTTTGATTCTATTAGCACGTTGAGCATTGATAGTGACGCTTACTATAACAGCACCGGTGATGTGCAGATTAACGATAACGCGGTCATCACTGGCACGCTCGATGTCGGCGGAGAGGTTACCTATGGCAGTAACAATCTCTATCCGTTGGGGGTGGGGCTGCCTGGTTTCCAGCTGGGTGGTGGGCGGCTGACGATTACTGGGACGGTGGTTTTCACCAGTTCTGCCGGCATTCCCTGGGCTGGTCTGTGTACGTTGACTGAGTTAAGTGCAAGCTATGCGTTCTGTACGTTGGATATGGCGCAGGTTATCACGGGTACGAGCACGGTGACGCTCACTGTGTATGATCTCACTGGAACACAAGCGGTGTCTCCGACACTGGTAAACTGGCTGATTATCGGTCAGCCCAATTAGGGGGCAGCGCATGAAGATTTCAGTGATGGCAGCCCGGGATGATCGCGCACAGAAGCGGATCGTAGCAGCAGCGATGCAGATCGCAACGCGCTTTGGGGTGGATCTCCCGCTCGGAATCACACAGGGACATAGGGGCACGGTCGCAGAGATCGCCATGAAACAACGTGAGGCGATTGCGGACTTGCTCGATGAAATTGCTTGTGTTGAGATCGCCGCTCCTGAACCATGTCTCGTAGATGTACTCCGGAGCGCGAGTGATGAGGAGCTATTAGCGTTGCCAGGCGTTGGCCCGGCAACGCTGAAAGCGCTCCGCGAGGGGCTGGGGTAATGGCGCTGCCTACCGCATACACTGAGGCGACGTTCAAGACGTATCTCCACGCTACTGCTGGAGACGTTGCCTCAGTGTTGGGGTGGTCTGTAGCTGGCGGCGATTATGACGAGATCGTCAACGAAACGCTGTTTGCATACGGCGTGGATGACATCAGTGAGGTGACGGGGCGTGACAATCTGCGCAAGTTGCGCGCGTTAGGGCGTGTGGCGTTGTGGCGACAAGCATCTCACGACGCAGCAGCGCGTTTTGATTTCAGCGCGGATGGCGGTTCATATAGCCGCTCGCAGATCGGTAAGGCCATCGGAGCGGCACTGGCGCAAGCCGAGTATGATGCGCTGGCCTACAGTGATGCACTGGTCATTGAAAAGACGCGCGTGACGTATGCAGATTACTACACGCCGCCAGACCTCGATGATGATGAGGATTAGCCGATAAGGGCAATTAGCGGAAGGTTTTTTATGCTCCCTTTTAGTGCCACTGAGCTCTCCCAGATGCGAACAACACAGACCGGCGCGATGCAAGATATGTGCCGAGTGCTGGTGTATACTGGGGTGGCGGATGCCTACGGGAATCCGCAGCCGGTATTTATCGCCGGTGAGCCGGTGGAGTGTGGGTTCGAGCCGGTGCGGCCGCGCGAGACGCAGCAGAGCGGGGATGTGCCGCGGATTGATGCGCATATTCGGTTGCCGATAGCGACGGTGTTGGAGGAACGCGACCGGATTCGAGTCAGCAGTCGGTACAATGAGGAGTTGGAGACGGTCCAGGATTATGAGATCGTAGGGCCGGTAAAGCGCGGGCCAAGCGGCCTGGTGGTGGAAGTAGTAAATGCAGTGCATCGGAGTAGTGAGGAGGCATAGGGATGGCGAGAACAGCTTTGACAGAGCAGGCGATAACGTCAAGCGGTCTGGAAGCGACGTATAGCGCGGCGCATGTGGACGGGAATAAGTTCAATAACACCAGTCGCACGCTGTTTCATGTGAAGAACGCGAGCGGCGGGTCAGTGACGTTGACCTTTCAGACGCCGGGGACGGTGGATGGGTTAGCGATCGCCGAGCGCACGGTGGCCGTGCCGGCAGGAGGTGTAGTATGGCCCGCGAGACACTGATTCCCCAGGCGGTGATTTCCAGCGGCACGGAGGTAGTGTTTACGGATGCTGTAGCGGATGGGCACAAGTTCACCAATACAGATCACACGCTGCTGATCATCAAGAATGCCAGCGGTGGGGAAGCTCCCAACTATCTGACGGTGACTATCAACACGCCGGGGACGGTGGACGGGCTGGCGATTGCCGAGCGTGAGGTAGAGGTGCAGCCCGAAGAGATATGGGTGTGGCGCGGCGCTCCGAGTGTCTACAATCAACCCAGTGGCGCGGATGCAGACAAGGTATACATAGATTATTCGGATGTAACCAGCATTCAGGTGGCTGCGGTGGTGGTGTAATGGCTAAGGCGCGGTTAGACTGGTATGGCAAGCAGCTGCTTGCCGCGATGGAGGACGTGAGCGACGAGATCCTGACGCTGGCGGCGTTCCAGGCGGAGGCAGAAGCGAAGCCGAATGCGCCGGTGGATACGGGCTTTATGCGGAATGCGATCTATGGGATCGGGGCGGGGGAGAGCAATCGTGATGTGGCGGTGGCAGAAGCGCTGGCGGTGGCAGATCGCCCGCTGGCACCGCAACCACGTTTGAAGAAGCATGAGGCGGCGTTGCATGGCGCGGCGGCGTATACCATCTATCAGGAAACCGAGCTCGGGTTTATGTACAATGGGGTGCAGAAGGCGATTGCGGCGATTGCTCAGATCATCCAGCAGGTAGGGAGCAAACTATGATAGACGCAGAGCAGATTATCCGGGATTTTCTGGTAAGCAGTGACCTGGTGGCGTGGACTGGCGCGCGCATTTATGCGGGGCGGGATGTGCCCCCGGAAGGGTATAGTCTGCCGACGGATGGGCCGTGCGTGGTCTTTAAGTCGCGGGGCGGCAGCCCGGATTATGATGATGCACTATTGCGGCCCAGTCTGCAATTCAAGTGTTACGGGGATTCAGAATATACCGCGATGGCGGTGTATCGCGCGCTCTACGATGTGCTGCACAATGGTTTCAATGAGAACATTTTGCACGCGGAGGTAGAGGTGACGGGCCAGCCGTTGGAAGAGCCGGATACGCGCTGGCGGTTTGTGTTGTGTTATTTTCTAGCAGTGATACGCCAGAGTTGAGGAGGTAAAAGACAATGGCAAATCCAGTGGCGGCTAACATTATCAAGAGTGGGGCGCAGGTGTGGTATGCGCCGACGGGCGAGACGCTGCCCGATGAGACTAGCGTCGCGTTTGGCGCGGCCTGGGGCGGGAACTGGGCGCGCGTGGGGTATACGAAAGCACCGCTGACGTTTACCTACGAGGATGAGCGGACGGACATCACTGTCGAAGAGGTGCTCGCTCCGGTGTTGCAGCGGCGCATCTCTGAAAATGCGATGTTTGAGACCACGCTCGCAGAGCTCACGGCGACCTATCTCAAACTGGCCGCCGGGGGGCAAGGCACGGTCAGTACCACCGCGGCGGGCGCGGGGCAAAAAGGCTATGAAGAATTGACCTTCGGCGACGAGGTAATTATCGAGGAAAAGCGGTGGGGGTTTGAGGGGATGTATGTTACCGCCGCCGGGGTTGAGCAGCCGATCCGGGTCTTTGTGTACAAGGGGGTGGCGCTGCTGAATGGTGACTTGGAATTCTCCAAGAAGACGGATGACTATGTGGGCATTCCGCTCCAGGTGAAAGCGTTGGCAGATACGGACAATAGCAATCGCCTGTGGACGTTCCAGCGCGTGACGGCTCCGGCGACGTAAGCACGAGGGGGGCGACTTGAGAAAGGTTAGTGTCACACTTAACGGGAAGACCATCCAGGTGGAGGAGTTGCGCCGGCGCGCGAATCAAGCCTGGCGGGAACGGCTGGAAGCAGAGTTTCAGGAGATTGCCGGGGTGCTGGAGGGCGCGGGCAATATCGAACTGACGGACGGGGCACAGATTGCCGGGCTGGTGCGCACGATGGCCGGGAAGGTCATCGGGAGTGTAGACATCATCGCCGGGTTGCTGGGGGAGTATGCGCCGGAGTTGGCCGCTGAGTTGGATGAGGCTTATGATAGCGAGGTCTTGGATGCGTTTACGGCTGTCCTGGGGCTGGCGTACCCTTTTGGGGGCCTGTGGGCGGCGTTGCGGAAGATTGGTTCGGCTGCGCCGCCGATAGCGCCGAGTTAGCGTTGAGCGCGTGGGGGCGCTGGGACGATGAAATTCCAGCGCCCCTCCTGGCAGAGCTGCAGCTGGCGTATATTCGCCGGAAGCGGTTTGAGGCGAAGTTACAGGCGGCAGAGCTGGTGCAGGCGTTGGCGATGGCGTTGGGAGGCCGTCCGGCTGCCCCTAGCGCGGTGATGTGGCGCGGGAATAGCGGGAAGGCGTATCGGGAGATCGGGGCAGAGGCGGCGTTGGCGTTGTGCTGCTAAAGGGAGCGGAAGATGTCCATTAAGTTAGCGGATGCGATTGTATATTTCAAGGCGGATCAGACGCCCTTGCAGCAGGCGCAGCAGCAGAGCGAACGGGCCACGCGCGGGTGGATGGGGCGCGTGGGGGATGTCATCACGAATGCGTTTGGGTATGCGATTGGCACGGTAGCCGTCAATGCGGTGAAGAATCTGACCCAGGCGGTGGTAGCGAATGCCGGAGAGATGATTAGCGCGGCGAGCGACTTAAATGAGTCCTCGTCTAAAGTGGGCGTGGTTTTTGGGGATAACGCTCAACATGTGTGGGACTTTGCTCAGACAACGGCGGAGGCGATGGGGATTTCTGAGAATGCCACGCTCGCCGCGGCGGGCACGTTCGGCAATCTGTTTGTGACGCTGGGCTTGGGGCAGCGGCCGGCGGCGCAGATGTCCACCGACTTGGTGCAGCTCGCCGCTGATCTAGCCTCGTTTAATAACCTGGATCCCACAGAGGTGCTGGATAAGTTGCGGGCAGGGTTAGTGGGCGAAGCTGAACCGATGCGCGCGTTGGGGGTGAACATCAACGAGGCGGCGGTGCAGGCAAAGGCGTTGGAACTGGGGCTGATTCGCACAGGCGAGGCGATGACCGACTCGGATAAGGTGCAGGCGCGCTTTGCGTTGATGATGGAGCAATCCGCCACGGCGCAAGGCGACTTTGCGCGCACCAGCGACGGTCTGGCGAATCAGCAACGCATCCTGAATGCGGTGTGGGAGGATACGCAAGCGACGATCGGCACGGCCTTGCTGCCCGCTGTGACGGGGCTGGTCACGGCCTTGACGCCGATGATCACGGCGCTGTTACCCAGTTTGCAGGGGATACTGGAGGGGTTGCAGCCGATTATGCTAGAGATCGGCACGCAATTGCAGGAGAATCTGCCCCGGATCATCGAGGGGTTGCTGGCGTTGTTCGGCGGGGATATGCAGACCAGTATCGCCAATTTTGGGGCGATTATCTACAGTGTGCTAGGGCCAGAGGCGGCGACGCAGTTCCTGGAGTTTGCGAGTTGGTTGCAAGAACGGCTACCGCAAGCGATGGTGGTATTGCAAACGGCGTTCAATGACGTGTGGCCCTGGATTCAAAGCCTCGTGGCGCAGGTAGTCACCTGGTTTCAGGCAAATTTGCCGTTGATGGAGCAGGCTGGGGCGAATGTGGTGGCGTTTTTTCAGTATCATGTGGCTCCGGCATTGGATAATGTGTGGAATATCATCAAGACGATAGTAGAGACGGCGCTGGGGCTGATGATGAATCAAGTTACATTCTGGCTTGCGGTGCTGGCCGGGGATTGGGATACGGCCTGGCTAGCAATTCAAACGGCGTTTGTGACGATTTGGGAAGGGCTTGTGACTATCCTGGGCGAGTTCCTGGAAGGGATACTCAATACTATTGGCAGCAATACGGAGGAGTTTGTGTCCGTGTGGCGCGGCAACTGGGAAATGGCAGTAGAGATCGTGACCACGATTTTTAACCAGATCAAGGACTTTATCGGCAGCATTGACCTGGGCGAACTCGCACGCAACATGCTGCAAGGATTCATCTCTGGTGTGCAGAGCATGGCCGGCGCGGTGGTGGACGCTGTCGGCGGCGTGATTGGCAGTGCGATTGACGCCGCTAAGGAACGCTTGGGAATTAGTTCCCCTTCTAAAGTCTTTGACTGGATTGCAGAGATGTCGGTGAGCGGATTCACTAACCGGATGTTGAGCAGCATCCCGCAAGTTGGGGCTGCGGTGCGCGAGACGCTGGGCGCGGGCGCCCAAGCCGCGCAGCAGACGGTGAGTAATGTGAACTACTATCTGAATCCGACGTATATGGATCGGGAAAGTCAGCCGAGCCTAGCGCAAACAGTGCGCGGGTTGCAAATTCTCACACAGGCGTAAAGTTCCGCTAATTGATCTTATCGGAGGGTTCATGGCATTAAATGTGACCGTTGGCGTGACTAACTATAGTTTGAGTAATGGCGTGCTATCGTATTATGTGGGTCAGGATGGGCTGGGGCTGGCTGACCTGGTGCGGTATCGAGATAGCGGGCCGTTGCAGGACGGCGAGACGGATCGCGGGTGGCGGTATGGCGCGCGAGTGTTTAGCATTTTCCTGGATGTGCCTGGAGAGAGCGTAACGGACATCAAGGCTCGGCGGGCGCAGTTGATGCGGTTGTTCAGGCCGCGGCTCGACCCGGTGACGCTGACTTTCTCTGCGCCGCATTGTGTGGGGACGCGAGCGATTGAAGCGGACACGGTGGGTGGGTTGCAGTTTGCCAGCTCCCATCGCAAGGGGTTTTTGGAGCGGGTACAGATACAGCTCAGCGCGCGCCGTCCGACGTTCTATGACCCGGCGCTGGTGAGTGTGGTCTTTGCACTGACGAATACGACCGGCGCGTGGGAGATCCCCTGGGAGATTCCCTGGACGATTGGCGAGGGCGATCTGGATCAAACGCAGGCGATCACATACGCTGGGGATGCAGAGGCGTTCCCCATTATCTATCTAACAGGACCGATCACGGCAGCGAAGATCGAGAATCAGACGACGGGTAAATCACTGGAATTCCGGTCAACCGTCACCATCCCGGCAGGCACGACGTATACCATAGACCTGAGCGGCTCGTATAAGCGGGTGTACCTGAATGGCGACCCGACGGATAACCGGATTTATGAATTGACGGATGGCAGTAATTTGAGTACGTTCGCGCTCGAACCGGCTGAGGATGGGGCTGAGACGCGAGCGAATACATTGCGGGTGACGGGGACGGGGGTCTCCAGCCTGGCAAGCGTGTGGGTGACATACTACACCGCATTCAGTGGCATTTAGCAAGGAGTAAGAGATGACCGAGTATTCGATGCTATGGACGACTTCGACCACCGGCGATGGGGGAGTCGCCGGGTATACGCAAGATCAAACCACGGGGTTGTTTCATCGGACGCTGATCAGCGATTTAACCGATGAGGGCGTGTTGAAAAACTACGCCAATGCACTGGGTGCTACGCCGAATAACGATCCGGCGGCGCCAGACGTAACGATTGACACGGGCGGAGCGTGGAATTACGGCTTCCCGTACTGGCAGGACGCGGCACAAGACGTGGCCTTGACCTTGCCGGTAGTAGGGGATACTGGCTTCCGCATTGTGCTCCGCGCCAGTTATGCACCAACCCGCACCGTGCGCCTGACTGTGGTGATGAACACGGACGGGGTAGCCGCAATTCCCGCCCTAACACAGGTCGCGGATACGACCTGGGACATCCCGCTGTATCAGGGCGTCGTGGATACGGGCGGCGACATTTGGACGGATGCGACGAAGACTGTGGCGGGCGTGACGGATGACCGGGTGTATTGCCATCCGAATATCGAGGTGGAGACGACCATGCTCCAAGACTCAGCGGTGACGGCGGCCAAAATTGCTAATCGCACCCGTTCATTTTTTGTGCCCGCTGTAGGCGGTTACAACGACTCGGATGGCCTGGATTTGGAGTTTTACACTGCTAGTGATCCCGGCTCTGGACGGGGGTTGGTGCTCACCGATGCCAAGACCTGCCTGGCCTTTGGGTTTTTTGCTATACCGCACGATTTTGTTTCTGGTATGACTGTAGCGGCTCTGTTGCTAACCGAGACATCAGGGAAGGTCTACTGCACCCCCGCAGTAGTATACGGCGCAAACGGTGAGAACGTGGTCACGCATTCAGATACCAATGCTGCATCCGCGATTGGGATTACATCAGGAAAAAGAAACCTGATCGCCAGCGTCACAATTACGGCGGCGGCGAGCGGAGATTTATTTGAGGCGCGTTTTACGCGCACCGGCGGCGATGCTTTGGACACGGTCGGTGATGAAGTGCGGATTGCGGGTTGGTTAGTTTCATATACAGCGGATTCGTAGCCATGTTACGCAAACTCATCCATCTACTGATTGTCTGGTTGAGGCTGTTAATCCGCCGACTTTATCCACCGCCACCGCCAGCAGAAAACTCGTTGTGGCGGGTGCCATGGGGCGTACCCTGGGGTAAGGATGCAGACTGAGACGCTGTATGAGTTGCGCTTTCGTGACACTTCCGGGCAGGAAGTTGGCGGACGCATTGGGTACGGGCCTGGCGGAGACGCGAGTGTGCTGCGTTTTTTGGGGTACACCAAGCGTCTGCACTATCCGGGGCTGTTGTGGTTTGGCCTGGATGGTGAGCACCCGGTGTTGGGACTGCTCGAGGATCTCTATCAGATCGAGGTATGGCGTTCTGTGACTGGCGGTGTTACATGGTACTGCGATTTTGTAGGCATCTATCGCACAGATACGGAGTATGAGGATCGCGGGCGATTGAATTTCCAGGGGAATGCTATCGGCCCGCTGGGAATCATCGACACGGTGATCGCGTGGTCTGCCGGTTACACGGATCGCTCTGAATTCTCAGCGAGCGCGGCTGAGACGGTGTTGAAGACGTTAGTGACGTATAACGCGACTGCGGCGGCGACTGCGGCAGCGGGGCGCGATCTGACGTTTGCGTCTGATCCGTTCACGATCACGGTGGAGGCCGATGGCAGCGGCGGGAATGCGATTACCAAGTCATGCTCGCGGAAGCAGCTCCTCGAAACGCTGCGCGATGTGGCGCGCATAGGTGGGGGAGATTTCGACCTGGTGCGCGATATCAGCAATCCGCTGGCGTGGGAATTTCGGTGGTTTGCAGGCCAACGCGGGACTGACAGGAGCGCGAGTGTGATTTTCAGCCGTGAGAATGGCAACCTTACGGATTTTAGATACAGTCATAGGTCCGCGCAGGCGACGGTGGCGATTGTGGGCGGGCCTGGCGAACGCGAGGAACGACAGATCACTGTGGTGACGAGCAGTGACTATGCAGTCAGTAATCACCGCGAGATTTTCATCAATGCCACGGATCAAGACACTGTGGCCGGGCGCACGGCAAAGGGCAATGAGGCGCTGGATGCGGCGCGGGCCATAGAGGTGGCGGCATTCAATTCGCGCCAGGTTGATGGCGCGCGGTATGGTGCGGATTACTGTGTCGAGGGTCTGCTAGGCGACCTGGTCACCGTGGTGCGGAGTCACGATGGCGTTGGGGTAAGGCATAAAATCACGGGCGCTACGGTGGCTATCGATGCGCGCGGGGAAGCTATTACTCTGGAGACTGAGACTCCATGAATGATCCGCGCATTTCTGTGATAGAGAGCGAACTGGCAGCAGTGCGCGCGACGCTGCGCGATCTGCTGGCACGCGAGTTGCCGCTGCTGATGGTGGGAACATTGCGCATCGTGCAGATTGGCGATGTAGCGATTGGCTATGATTCTGTAACCGGTGAACGGGGGTTTTTGGTGCGGATTACGAACGGCACTGGAAGTGCGAGCGTTAAGGGAAGTCTGGTCAGCGCCAGCACCAGCGCCGATGATGCAGCGATTTTACAAGCCAATGAGTATGATACGATTGGGGTAGTCGCACAGGCTGGCGTAACTGCGGGCGCAGTGATGTGGATTTGGGTCACGGGAAGCATCTGCCAGGTGCTCTACAAGGACGCTGTGGCAGCCACGCGCGGTAACATTTTGCTGGCCGCCGATACCGATGGGCGCGCGATTGACATCGCCAATCCTGGAGGCGGATTGCCAGGTACCGACACGCATTTCAAGGAATGTGGACATGTGCTCGAAAGCGCGCTCGCTGGTATAAATGTTTTGGTGCTGGCAATGTTGCACTTCAATTAGTGCCGATAACGGCAATTAGGGGAAGTAAAACGCGGGCTAATTTTCGCCCGCGTTTTCTTTTACCTGCATCGGTTATATCTTCCAATTATCAACAGGATCGGCTTTTTCGTGCTCGCGCGCGCAATCTGTGGAGACGATCTGCGTATAACGTTTGACCATTTCGAGTGAGGTGTGACCGAGCAGCGCTTGCAAAGTGAGCAGATCGCCGCCGTTGCGTAAGTAATTGGTAGCAAATGTGTGTCGAAATTTGTGAGGGTGAGCATCAACGCCGGCGCGCTCGCCCAGGCGGTGTAGGAGCTTCCACAGGATATCGCGGTTCATAGGCCGCGGGGCATCGTCTGGGCCAACTGTAAAGATAACGTCATCAGATTTAATGGTTTTTAGGCTGGGAGATAGATACCGCCATAACATACGCCCAGTGGACTTGCCAAACCGCACGAGACGCTGTTTTTTCCCTTGGCCGCGCCCCTTACCGGCCACAGTGATACTGCGCTCTGTCATATCAATGTCTTTGAATTTGATTTCACAGAGCTCGCTGGCCCGAATTCCAGTAGAGAGTAGCAATAGGATGATACACTGATCGCGCACGGATGTGGGGCGGGCGTTGGATACGTTTTCATCGTTGTGCCAGGGGCGCGATGTTTTGCAGGCTTTGAGCAGGTCGCGCACCTGGTCGCGGGTGAAAACTTCGATAATGGGGGTATCTGCTTCGGGGCGTTCGATGGTGCGAAACAAGTGTTTCTCCACCAGGTTGACACCATCGGCAGTGGCCCAGGTGTAGAGTGCGCTTAGATCGGTATGGATATTCAACAGGCTCTTTTGTGAGAGGGGTTTGCTGGCGCGCGGGGCGACACCTCCGGGGTTGCTGGTGAAATCTGACTGCACCCACGTCATAAAGTGTACCCAATCTTGACGGGTGAGGGTTATAAATTCTGGATCCGGATCTTTGGGCCGGGTGGTTTCAAGCCAAAGCGTGACTTTGCTGAAGGTAACACGATAGTTGCTAATCGTTGAGGCGCTCTTCGACGCAGCTTGCTTATCCAGGATGAAGCCTTCGAACACTTGAGAGATAGTAAAACTTTTCAT